GGCATCCGTTATTGTTGCCGAGTCTGCCAGAGGTCTACTGAACTGCTTACTCAGTGCCTCAGTTACGATGCTCGTATCATTGAAGCTACGATTGAATTGTACTACCCTAGTGAATACATCAGATGCACTAAAGCTTTCAACGAGAGCCCTTGCCATATCTTTGGCCGCCGCATCTGAAAGAATAGATTCATCCTGTAGTGCTTTGGATATATCTCTTGTCGCAGAGTCGGAGGTTGATACGGTTTCAGCTACTGCTTTAGCTACGCTTCTTGTATCACTATCACTTATTGCAAAGGTGTCGGACGCAGGTTTAGCTACACTCTTTGACGGAGCGTCACTGAGTATGGACTCGTCGGACATTGATTTGTCCACGTCCTTAGCCAAACTCTCAGTAGCGTCAACCGCATCAGAGAGTGATTTATCTACATCAATGATGTTGGTATCGGATATCGCAAAACTATCAGAGAAACTTCGCAGTATGATAATTGTCACTACGATAACATCAGTAACACCATAGGAATCACTGAATGGTTTCTCAACAGCTTTAGCCGCCGCATCGTTGCTAGAGAAAGAATCAGCCCTTGTTGTTGCTATAGAAAGGGAGATACTATCGTTTGCCGATACTACGTCTTGATAGAGCTTGTACCATCCAGCCTCATCGAGATAGGATGTAGCTTCTATCAAAGCAGCTTGAATCGCTGTTTGCGGTAACTCTATTGATACCGTTGCGGTTCCGACAGCAGCAAACAGAGAGGCCGAAGCCTTTGCCCGTTCGATGACTACATTCACCGCTTGGACACTAATGCTGCTTGCTACCCTTACTTCTGAGACTAGGGCTGAGGCGAGGACGGAAGATACCGTCACTCCCATCTTAGAACTCCGAACGTAGTTTGAACTTTAGTAAGTCGTAGACAGTCTGTATTGAACCGTCTTGGAACGTGATTTCAATTTCGCCTTCGTACTCACCGGGTGGGCCATCAAGTGCTGTAGGTTCTGTAGTCCAATAAAAGGCTACGACACCGCCAGCTCCATTTGTTACCACGCCAGTAATTGTGGCTGTTAATACGGTAGCTCCAACTTGTCTGAACTTTAACAAGACTGTGGCACCAGTGATGTTGATTGCATCGCCAGTGGTTTCGTCTGTTAGTGTGCAGATCAAGGTAGGCTTCGTATCACCTTGAACTAGCTTGATCTTGTCCGTCATTAGATTCTCCGAATTTTTACATGCTTACTAACGCGCACATAGTTCTTCAGAGCGCGATCCCTAGCCACGTTCAATCCAGCAGTGTACAGAGCTTGACGAGCAGCAGCTAGTTTGAAGTCTGTGTAAGGCTTGTCATGAGACATGAACATCCTAGCTAAAACGCCGTGAGCTATGATCTCTGCATAGTCTTCGTAAATAACATCGTCAATAGATGAAGTGCTACGAGTTGGCTTTAACGCTACAACTAGAGTTATAGCATTGGCAAGTGTTTCATTAGGGATTGGATAAACAGAAAACGTATCAGCATCTTTCTGCCATACGTTCCGCGGATCTTCACGCCTTACTGGTGCATCTGCTGCATTTGGATTGTACGCAGCAGGATTAGTGATCTCATCAAATGAGACGGGGGTAAGCTCCCTACCTTTGTACCAGCCCTTCAGGATCTTTGTTACTCTCCTATCCTTCGGTGGCTCAAGGTCATAGTCAGATACATCGACAATCCCAGTTACAGGATCTAGTGTAGTTTGTAGGATCAAAGACTTTTCGCAGAAGTCAATGATTGTGTTTTTAATTTCTAGTAGTGCCATGTCTACGTTCGCAGATGGAACGTGAGGCATAACATTATCTAGGAAGTCGCTATGGTTTTTCATTTCTGTATCAACTCCCTCTGCCATAGTGCGCGTAGATTTGCTGCTCTAGTTCCTTCTGAATACTCATCATCTCTAAGTTCAGATCTAAAGACAACATAATATGAAAGCAACTTTTGCACGTTATGAGGGAGTGGTATCTCGTCTGTGGCAACGTAGTCAGGATCGTCTGCAGTCCAGCTAAGACCACTACCTAGTCTGAAGTCTGGACGCATACGGAACATCTCAGACACCCCGTCATTGCAGTAACCCATCAACTGTTCATCAGTGTACCGAACGCCTGACGCATCGTTAAGGGTGACTCGCACATCATCAATTATCTCTTGGAAGGTATGGGACATTCTTTATCACCACTTAACTTTATCGGCCCAGTACGCAGCACTCATCTTGCCTTTGGCTATATCCTTAGCATGACGAGCCTTGAAGCTTTCTCTGCGCTTGCGGTACGATTCTGATTCCCCGGCTTTCTTGGGTGAGCCTTGAACACCCTGTTGACCAAAACGAATTGTCTTGACCTGATCACCTTCTTTTGCCACAACGACGTGTGACTTGGTTGGATGATCTGGAGTGCGCTTAGGCTTGTTGAAGCCAGCAACACCCGCCCTCTCTAACCTAGGATCTTTCTTCATTTCTTAAATCCCTTCAAGGTCTGGGCAAGTCGAGCGCGTTGACCCAACTTACCCGGAGCCTTCGCAGCCTTGGCTAACTTCTTCTCTGGAATCTTCTCGCCCTCTTTAACACCTAGTTGCTTACGCAGCGCACCCGGTTTCTTGATTGCTTTATCGATCCAATGTTTAGCCATTGCCGCTCCTTACTTTTTCAAATGAGATATATCTGGTTCCTCATACAAAGGCTTGAATGCCTCGAACGGCCAGACGCCGGGCTCCATATCAGGGAACTTAACCAGAACAGCGTCACCCCTTGGAATCCAGCAGAACTCTACATACTCGTTCTCTGCTGAGAATGCGTAGCCATCCATCATCTGAAAGCCACCGCAATTTTTATTCTTGTCTGTGATAATGGTAAGCCCACCCCTGTTGTTCTCGAAGAACATTGCATGGTAGTGAGGCTTACCCGGGTTATCACACTCTTCGCATTCATGGGCGAACGCGGTCAGAGACAACAGCAATGCTAGTGCTGCAACCATAAACTTTTTCATAACTTGCCCTCGGTTGGGTGGAGGGCATACAGCACCCTCTGACGTTTAATCTTTGGATGCCTTCTTTTTACCAAACACTGCTGCAGCCATATCTGATGCATCAGGTTCGGTAGCTACATTCTGTACTTCTTCATCGAGAGATTTTGCGTAGACATAAAGCCTCATAAAAGAAAAAATGGGAAGAGGCTCCCGTGTAAGAGCCCCCTCCCGTTCGTTAGCCCAGATTAGGCTTTCGAAACATACAGGTCAACCAGAGCTTCTGGCTTAACAACCTTGAAACCATACACGTTCAATCCACGAACGATGTTACCGAACGTAGTCTGTGCGCGGAGAGTTTCAACATTGGTGATCTGAGAAGCAAACGAGATTGCATCACGAGTGCCGCTCAGAACGTGCCAGCAGTTAGTGCCGCTGTCATCAACAACGTCGAGGTTGTTAGAGACATACAGCGTGAAGCGATCGATCATACCGATCTTACCGTTACGCAGAGGGGACTCAGCGTCACCAGTAAGGTAAGCTTGACGCAGATCGGAAGTCTTCAGCATTGCCGACATCCAAGCAGGGATCACCATCCAGCGACCATCTTCAGGGACATTTTGCTCGTCGAGTACTTGACCGCACTTCAGGATGTTATCCAGAATGTTGTCTTTGTCGAGGCCGATCGAAGCACCAGTAGTACCCAGATCGATGTCGCCGGAGATAGCACCAGCAGTTGCACCTTGGTTAGCTGCAGCAGCATCGGCAGCGACGTTGTTCAATCTGCTCGCCAGCGTCGTTGGTGAAGATGTCCATCAGCTTAACATCAGCCTGAACAGCGTCAACGTCGTCAACGATAACAGAGAAGTACTTGCCGTAGTCGATAGTCAGTTCGAGAGGAGTGCTCTCAGGAACTTGGTTCGACAGGTTCATGCCCTTCGAGTACGAAGAGATAGTGATCGTTGGGATCGAACGGATATGAACGGTGTCGCCTTGGTTCTTGATCTCACCTTCCCAATCGTTGTTGGTGATCTCGCCCAAAACTGTGGACTTATAAAACTTGACCTGCAGCTTGCCACTCCAGATCTCTGGAATAAAGGCTGAGCCTGCTGGATCGCCATTGTACGAATACTGCGGATAACCGCCACTTACTGGAACAGTCATTCTGTTCTCCTTTCAAGATAGATATATTATCCGCAGCTCTTGAGGTTATCGGATTCGACCCTCAATTGATGCGGAATGGATTTCAGCTTCCATTGCCACTTGATCCTTCGCACTTACTCTACCTGCTCGGCATGCAGCATAAAAGTCTGCAATCTCCTTGCGGGTAAAGAATCGCTTACCGGGCGGGGCAGTAACTCGCTTGTTACTATCCGGTACCTGATGAGCGGCGGCTGCTGGATTGTGGCGTTGGTTTTGTTTCGCTGCCACCTCGTTCTCGTATTTATTAAAGAAACGAGCTACCAGTTCGGCATCCCTGTTTTGCTCAGCAGTCGATAGGAGGTCTTGGCGTGTATGACCACTAAGCTCGTCATATTCATCCAGCCACCGTAGGAAGTTTTCATCAGAGTTGATGTTGACCCAGTTGGGTGCCAGTTGGTTCAGGCGATCATAAAATTGCACGTTGGCATCTTTGGCAGTTGTCTCACGGACACTATCAAATTGACGCTTCAGTTCAGCAATCTCTTGATCCTTCGCCAAGCTTGCAGCCTTGGTTGCTCTTTGTATAACATCGAGCAGATCATCTCCGTACTTCTCACGATCGGCATCACTGATGAGTGACGACGCTTGAGCCTGTGTTGCCTGACTCTTCAAACTTTCTACTTGCTCAGCTAAGAGTTGAATTTGATTCTTCAGCTCTTTATTCTCGGACGCGAGTCGCGGTACCTCTGCGCGATACTTGCCCTCAATAACTCGATAACGCTGTTCCCACGGTTCTTCCTTAGGCGGCTCTGGCGTCTCGATGGGTGGAGTCACCGCCATTGCTGCAGGATCTACATCCTGAGGATCAACTGTGGGAGCCGGATCGGGTACAGGCTCGTTCATTGCATTGTTACCATCCAATTGCTTGTTCTCATAAAACGAGCTATGGATTGCGTCTGCCTTCTCAGCAGCTTCGCGTACCTTACGGGGGAGTGCCATAAATTTTCTCCATGAGCCCTTGGATGCAACTGTCATCCTAGGTCTTCATTAGTGCTGACGTAGTCCTCGGTCAGCTTCGAGGTATCAGAGCTTAGCGCCCTTGAAACTTACGGATCGTGGCTAGTGCTTCATCACTACGATTGAGGAAGTCTCGTATGATCTGAGCCGCGCCTTGGTTCCAGCGAAGTTGAACTTCGTCCTTGGTAACGCAAGAATCGCGGTCGATCTCTTCGAGAGTATTCCGAAGCCATTGGCACACGGTCTCAAATTGTTGATTACCTTTCAAACTAGCTAGAGCTTGAACGGTAGAGTGGTCTGGTTTTGTTAGCACAAATCACCTTTTAGATTTCTTAGACTTTGCCTCGTAATCTTGACGGGCAGACTCGACAGCGGCTTCAAGTGCTTTTCTAGCGGTAGCCGAAGTATTCGCAGGAGCGCGATCGAGTGCTGCTTTAGTCGCAGCGTATCGAGCCCCCGCCGCTTGTACTTCACTCTCACCAGCGGAATTTGCAGAGCCCTTCGGACGCGCATCACTCGGATACGGCTTCGACGGACGCGCATCATTCTCACTCTTCGTAGCTTTAGGGATCGGCTTACTTGGTCTGCTGTCACTAGCACCGGGCTTTCCTTTCGGATAAGGCTTCGAGGGACGACTATCGTTGTCTACTGGAGGCCGTGGATTATCAGGTAAATAAACTTTCTTATCTCCGGATGATACACCTCTAGTGTTAGATTGTCCTCGCTTATTGGTTTTGCGTAGCGTAGGTGCTGTCTTACCAGACTTGTCTTCTGCTTTATCAGTCGAGACTGTAGGCATCACTGGTGTAGAGAATACCTTCTTGTCTTTAGGAGCAGAACTCTTTTGCAGACTATCCCACTCTGTCGTAGTGTCATTAACCTTAGGCATAGGCACTGCTTCAGTCTTAGCTTCACCAACAGTTGGCCCCATCGTGACACGACCCATCTTACGAGCGATTGAATCCGCTGTATCTGGAACGTAATCTCTACGCTCCGTACTTGTTGTAAGCATCCGACCCCGGGGCATCAATGTTGCCAGCTTTTAAACGATCGAACAGACGACCGAAGCCGCCTTTCAATTTGTCTAATGCACCAACTTCTTGAGACTTCTCAATTTCGTTGTAGCGATCAGAAGCTTCAATACCCATACGTTTGAAATCGTCTTCAGATGGAGTACCGTCTGCGAGATGCTTAACGTCCGAGGAGTGGAATAGTGATGGCTTGCTAACGACTCCGTGGCTGGGCATGCCTCGCCACCGTTTGCCATCTTCTTCATGCCTTCTTTCTTCTGCATGTCGGCATACTGCTTCGGTGTCATCTTGCCAGCAGGAATAGCCTTGGCAGCTTTCTTTGCCATAGTCATATCCTTGCCCTTCTCGCCTTCGGACTTCTCACCCTTCAGGTATTGCTTGGGGGTGATCTTGCCGCCCTTCAAAGCTTTGGCTTCTTTCATTTCCTCAGCCTTGGTGTCTTTGCCTTTAAACATTTTCATCGCGTCTTTGTCCTTCATGGTTAGCCTCACTGCATAAAGTTTGTATCTGCTAAGCTTTTCAGTACCTGCTCTGCTGTGTTGGGAACCATGCCACCGTCAGCCATTTGAGGAACCTGTTGCGGTACTGCGGTTCCCTCTGCTGGCATGCCGCCCGGTAATGATTCTTGCGGTGCGGCCACCACTTGCTGTGGTTGCATTTGGTTCGCCATCTGTTGCAGCATCTGCTGCGCAAGCATCTGGGCACGAGCTTGGATCTTCTGCTCTTCCATCGAGTTCTGATCCGGTACGATCTTGTTCGTGTCCATCTGCAACCCACGAGCTGCTTCACGCAACAGGTAGGCTCTACCTTCAACTCCAGTAATCTGGGAGTCGATCGGATTAGCAGTTGCCATCAAGAACTCATTGCGACGCATCTGCAGAGTCTCTTTATGCAACAGGCCAATTGCTCCTTTAGCAACAACGCGGAAGTCACCCTTGATGTATGGGTCACTGTCGAACATCATGTTGTGGATGTACAACTTCTGAACCATACCTGCGACCACACCGTCGATTGCAGCGATAGCTTGTTTGATACCTTTACTTGCATTGTCCATCAACATCGATAGACCAGATGCAGTACGGCCAGCGCCAGACACAGCGGAAGAACCGTACACATAGTTTGGAATGCCTGTGACTTCGTCAGCCTGTTTCGCAAACTGCATAAACACGCCGAGCAACTCTTGAGCATTCATGCTTGGCTGGAAGAAACGAACAGCAGGTTGTCCACCACCAGTGCGGTCAGACGTTGCTTGCCAAATCTTCCAAGGATAGATCTCAGTGATCTGCTCACCATCGGGTAAGCGGTCAACTGTAACCTCAACCTGTGGGCCAGAAGCGACTGCCATGTTGTTCGCGATGGAACGGGCAGCAGCGTTACACATAGTTTGGTTGTCGCGCATGATCTCAGGCAGAGCCACACCCCAGAAGGAATGAGGAACATCTTCCCAAGAAGCAACACCGTATGGGCGATGACCCAATGGATCAGGGTTCAGCACAACCTTCCACATGATGCCATCTGTCCACCAAGCGTTGATCTCATAGATCTCTTCAGGGTCGATGTCAGTCATGCCCCACTCAATCAAGTACTGCCCAGTGACCGAGCCCCAGAATTCAATGGTCTCTACTTCACCAGATAGCAATGGATAGCGGAAAGGTTTGCCAGCCAAGACGCGCTCTTCGTTGTCGCCTTGAATCCATGTGCGATAGCCGGACATTGCAAAGCGATCGATTACCGTTTGCAGTGCATCGTTATCAACACCCGGGGTGCCCCGCATAGCTTGTAGGCTATTCGCATTTAAGCGGTGACGCTGTATCAGGTACGCATCGTTCACGCCAGTAGAAGCTGGAGCGGGGAAGATGTCGTAAGGCGAGACGCGCTCGAACTCTTCGACAAACTCAGTCATAACGATAGGGGTAAACTCTGGCCCCCATGCCATGCCCTTGCGACGCTTGATCACTGGCCCCTTCATGATAGCCGAAGGGAAAGTTGTAAAGTCGTTAATGAAGTTCTTCAGCTCAGGCTGGAACTTGCCGCGGCCTAGCTGGTCTTCAATCTTGTCACCCATGCGACGAGCAGCATCTTCAGCCTCTTGCTTTAAGCGCATAGAGATTGCCTCATGGACTTCCTCCATACGGGCGCGGAATGTCTCAGGGTGAAGCTCACCACCTTCGGCTATGAACTGCTCAGCCTCCATGCGAACCAGATCAATAATGTTCCGGCGCATCTCGGGTGGCATCTGTGG